TGTTGCGTAAGTCTGCGTATGGAAGTTTGTACATCAATCATTGTTATTTTGCCATGATTTTCACGAACAGCCGGAGCAATACCTTTTGGAGAGTGTACGTTATGGCACTCGTGTCCACCCTCTCCTTTTAAATTGCCTATGACATTAATTTTTACTTGATCTTGTTGAACTTCACGAATTGTTTTCCCATTCGGTTTCGCAGTACTTTTTAAGTCTCCAACTTTTAACATTTGTATCAAATCCATATCACTATGATTACCGCCACTATTACCGCCACCAGTTAAAGTTGCTGTATAATCTTGATTGTTTTTATTTTTTATTTTTTTGTCTACAATCACAAAGTTGTTTTCTTTTCGTCCACCTTCTCTAGTGGTGATTGATGTATAAAATTTGGTTCTTGATTTTGTCCTGGCTTGCTTGTCGTTATATGCGCCACCATCTTCTCCGATAGGAAATACCGATCGTCCACCTCTGTTTCCAGTATATCCGACAAGGTATATGCGCTCTCTGTTTTGGGGGGTTCGCGGAAACCAGCGTGTATTAAGCAGTTGCCATTCGAGTCTATAGCTCCCAATGTTGCTAAAGGCTTGGATAATTGCCCAAAAGTCTGCGCCATCGTTTGAGGAGAATGTTCCTTTAACATTTTCCCAGACAAAAACACGTGGTTTGCACTCAGTGATGAGCCTAATTGCTTCCCAGATAAGAGAACTGCGCGTTCCTTCAGTTGCCCCAGCGCGCTTTCCAGCGATACTAAAATCTTGGCAAGGTGATCCAAAAGTGATAATGTCGATTTTGGGTAAGTTTTCTGATCGAATAGATTTAACATCTCCTAACTCCTCTGCAAATGGAAAGTTGTATTTATATACTGCACTAGCATATTTGTCTACCTCTGCAAATCCAACGTAATCAAACTCAAATCCAGCACGTTCAAAGCCAAGATGGAATCCACCAATACCACTAAACAGATCAAGAAGTCGCAACTTATTTGCACCTTGGACACGTTTTTATTTCTTTACCAATTCTCGGAATATTGCCCACTGGATAAATACTATATGTTCTAAAATGAACTGACTTATTTACCTTTTCCCAACACCTTCTGCATTTATCACAGGCTTTAATTTCTTGATCTACAATTACTTTACGACCTCGATTTTCTTGTCTCATTACTTCTAACATTGATACCTTCCTTTTTTTTGTTTAACCGCATTGCTCTCTAACCTTTAGAGTAATATCTGTTTCCTTACCATCTTGATCCACATAAGCAGCAAAGAACACTTCACTGTTTTTTCTGCGTGACATCAATTCCTTCATATCTTCACATAATTCTTTTACACTGTGTGCCATTACCAATTCATCTTGCCATTCATCTTGGTCATTATCAAAAGCCACTGATCCTGTGTAATGTGCTTTCATCAACTAAACTCTGGGAATCGCTCATAGCTATAAAACCACTTACGACCTTTGCTTTGATTGTTTTTGCCTGTAGTAAGTGCCAATGTGAGATGATGCGTATTTTCATATGGCACATAGGCAATAATATCTTTTGGTAGGTAATACACTGCGACCACATCTACTCTACCAGTGTGTTTATATTTTCCAAGATTTACTTCAATACTGGTTTTATTTTTCATAGCTTTAACACATTTGACTTGTACTTTCTGCATAGTTCCATTCGCCATCTCTACCACCATATCCACTTGCTCTAAATCCACTACCGGCATGTAAACATTATATCCTTGCAGTAGTAAATCTTTCTGCACCGCGATTTCGCCTATCTTCCCTGTTTGAACTGAATGCATAGTTGTTCTATTCTTCGTAATTGTGATGATTCCAAGGTATAACGTGATCCGTAACCAGTATCTTTTAAATTGCTATCTTGTATTAGGTTAGCTGATAACTCCCAACCTTGTATGGTAAAGCGAGGTAAGGCAGCATACACTAGTATATATATATCACAATCGTTGACTTGCTTTTTGGGATGTGCAGTTAAATAACCAGGATTGTATGTAGTGGTTTTTACATCAATCTTCTTACCATTTACAGTAAGATCATAACCACTGTAATGTGGTCCAACGCTAAGATCAGGAAAACTATTTAGATATTTGCAGACGGCAATTTCACCGCCCATGCCATTTACATCTGGATCAAGTTTCCTTTGTCCTCGCGAGATCGCTCCATTCTTTTGGTTCTGGATCATTCTGGCTGCTCCTGACTGAACTGCCAGATTCACCTCGATCTGGTTTAATGTTATTGTCATCTCTTGTCTCTTTGGTATGTTCGTGCAATGCTGCATACAGGATCATATAGTTCGCAATGTCCAGGCAACGTGACCTGACCGCTTCATCGCTAAATACTTTTCCAGTTTTTGCTTCATTACACAAGGCATCAAAGTGCTTACAAACGTATCCCATTAATGCCTGTTGTGGTGTAGTGCCGAGTCTCTCGGCAACATGAATAAAATTATATAGTTTCGATTTATTAGAGATAGTATACTCAACAGATTTGTTATCACTTAGCTCACATGCTTCTGCAAGAAATTCATCTCTAAACTTTTTAAATTCTTTATACGTCATTTTTTCTAAACTTTTTTGGATTCTCTATGGTTTTTATAATATCATCACATACATTTAATGCAATGTCTACACGCTTATCTTCATCGTGTATATGCTTTTTTAAATTTTTTATTATGCTATTAGATACAATGTTTACCATTACACCTTTTGCATTTATTTTCTTCTTCATTGCATACCTTAAACGGAGTCATGGCTGTTACCACCACGCGTAGGACTGAATGAATTATTAACATTTCTGACTCCGTTTAATATTTTTTCCATTAAAGAATGTTTTACGATCCATAGCCAAGGCTTAAAGTCTTGACGTATCATTACTACATCTGCATTTTTAAAGCTAAGATAGTCTGCAATCTTTTTACGTCTCTTGACTTGGATCAGTAAGGTTAAATCACCTTTGGTTGCTTTGACATCAATATCAGACTTCTCACCTAGCGCACGTCCATCTGATCCGAATGCTCTGCTGGTAGCGAAGCCAAGTTCTTCAAGAATCTTGACCACTTCGACCTCGCCACCATAACCTTTTCGTGATGCTTTACTCGGCATTAGAATGGTAAATCGTCATCCTCATCATCAGAATTCTCTACATCAAAAATTGCTTCTGGCTTGTAGTCTTTTTTGAATTCTGCATATGTAGTCTTTACTTCATCTGCAAGTGGTGCTTTTGGACATGGTGTTGTAGTGTACGATGTTTCCATGCCGTCACCAGTTCTATTCACTATAACATCATAAGTATCAAGATCGCCCCATTCTTTATTACGTTCTAGGTCCACTAATGCTTTTTGTACTGTTTTCTGCGTAATAGAAAGCACTTTAACCATGTTATCACACCATACTGGCATTTCCCAAAAATGCTGTGGCTTTTCACCAGTTGGTGCTTCATTAGCTTGTTTGATACGAATACACTTATCATCTTGCCAATATTGATATCCCATTACTGGTTTACCAAGAAAACGAAACCGATTTTCACCTTTTTGCAATCGCATAAAGGTAGAATCGCCACCGCCTGGTACATCATAGGTTGGTTCTAATAATCCCATGTATTAATTTCTCCTGTTGTCTCTGTTTAAGACGCTATGTGGTGTAGTGCATCAGAGCGTGAGAGCCGATTCAGTTCGGCTTTCGCGTTTCGTACACCTATACCCACGTCTTTTAATCAGTCCTAATACTTGTTTTAATTGTTTTTCAGTCACAGTTGCTTTAATACCAATATCACATTTTTTATCTTTTGGTACATACTCGATACTGTCTTGTAAAATTTTTTGAATCTCCATTGCCACTTTTAATCGCTTTTCTTTTTTTGGTATATGGAGAGTGTAGAACATGGATGGTATCTAACGGCTGTAGTTGTAGTAAGGTATTGTTGGAAGGGCCATGTCAAACAATACCACCCATGTTTTGCGGAGCTTTTTTCTTATTTGTAATAATTTCTAGTGCGTTATCAATACTTGTTTTACTCACTAAAGTTTTACTTCCAAATTTTTTTAATTTTAATTCTTTATTAGCAAGCTGAGATTTACATAAATCAATTGCATTAATTACGCTACGCTTGGATACACCTAAGTATTCAGCGACTTGATCAATATTTAACCACTCTTGAAAATTTGTTATTTGTCTGGCCATGCTATGTCATCTGTTGTGCAAAGCAACACTTGTGCAATCCTTGATTTGTGTTCAAATCGGAATGTACGCTTACCATTCATCATTAAAGAAAGCATACTTTTATCGATTGCTATATGACGAGCCAAAGCATTTTGGCTGTATCCTAATTCGGTCATTTTTTCTTTTAGTGTTTGTTGTCTTTGCATTGTTTTTTTGTTGCTTTAGGCTACTTAGATTATAAATTAAAGTTTCTTTTTAAAAGTCTTTTTTTGCTTTTTTGCAAAATAATGCATAACTTTACATAGTTTTTAAGTAGTGAGGTACATATGAAAACAACAAATAGTAAACTTGAAGCCATCAATTATATGATTGCTAAATCTGGTCTTAAATATAGTGAGATAGCACGCAGTGCAAATATATCCAGACCACAAATTCATCGTTGGATTAATAAAGAAGTAGCAGATGTCAGATTTGATTCTGTATATGCCATTGCTGATGCTTTAGGCTACGCAGTAAAACACCACAATAACCAAATAGAGATAACAAACCAAAACTTAGAAGGAGATACCATTATGAATATGTCAACAAATAAACTTATTGATTTGTATGATGAAAATAGAGATTTAAGAATAAAAGTCGATCAGCTACAAAGCGATTTACACAATAAACAAGCAGAGTCTACTCATTGGGATGCGCTAGAATATGATTTTATTAGTGATGTTACATTACTAAGAAATGGATGGAAATTTGGAAGAGTAGTCAATAGCATTACAGATATTAAGAAACAATCTGAAGTTTTAGGATATTCAGTGGATTATTTAACTGAACTTTGGAATGTTGGTAAAAGATACAAGAAAATCCAAGACCATCCGATTGATGCTATTATTTCACATGAAACATCTAAAAGTATCACCACTCAATTAAAAACTTTACCAGCTTTATTTGACACAATACTTAAAAGTATGGTTGGCGATCACTACATTCCACAACCAATTATTTATAATCATAAAGATGGTCATAAAATAGGTGCGGTTGCCTTTTGTAAAGTTCAATGGTCAAATTATAACATTGTTGCAAAAGTACAGTTTTTAACAGAATAATATTTTAAAACACAATATAGCAATAAACACCACATAAGGAGACAACATTATGGCAAGTATATACCAAAAACCTACAGGCAAAAAACGCTTTGTAGTATCGTTTAGAAATCCATCTAAAAATTGGGCATGGGATAAAGTTACTTTTGCAAAGGAAGAAAAGTTACAGGCAGAACATGCATTGGCACAATTTCAGCATATGGAAAACTGCTTGAAAATTGGCAGTGATGATTGGAAAAAAATCTTTACTGTTGCCAAGCAAGAAAAAACACTGGAAGAAATTGTAAAAGCATACACCAAGAATTTCTTGGTGAACAAAACAAATTACAGCACGATTAAAAGACGTAACACATGTATTGGTCGCATGTATCAAGTGTTTGATAAAACCACCATTGCAGCCAATGTTCGCAACACAAAAAGAAACGATACACTAGGATGGCAATTGTTTAAAGATCACTACTCTCATTTAAGCAGACACACTGTGAACGGATACTTAACAGAATTACGTCACATGTTTGAGTGGGCAAAAGAAATGGAGCTTATTGATTGTACTGTAATTAATAAACATGATTTCTATACCAAAGATGAATTACCAGATATTCAAAAGAAAGTGTGGACCAATGAAGAAGTGTTTTCTTTATTGCATCATCCAAACTTAACAGAGTATCAAAAAGAGTTTGTCACTATCTATGTATTAACTGGTTTGCGAGTAGTGGAGTTTTTAGGAAAACAATTTCACTTTGAATATCGTGAGTTTGAATGGAAGCATATTGATTTCGACAATCACACTGTAGCTATCTATGTTAAGCGTGGTAAATCACGCGTATTTAGGCGCGTTCACCAGGATGTGATAGATGTATTCAAAAAATGGAAATCGCAAGGATTTAAGCGACCATTAGACTTTAACTACAAGTATTTGAATGATAATATCTTGCCACCAATATGTATGACAACTGGTATTAAATTCACTATGCATGATTTACGCAGACTCAACGCACAGCTTGCACGTCCAGCTTTAGGTTTGGATGGTGCTGCAAAATCCATTGGTGATAAGACTTTGGCAGTAGTGGAAAGACACTATGCTGGCATTAGCTTTGCAGAGATGGATCGTATTAACGATGTAGTAAAAGAACAATTAACCACAGTAACAGAGACAGCAACAGCGTGAAATTTTGAACTATTTTCCACGTTTGGTATTTTGCGATAATTTAAAAATGCTTTAAATTCGCCTTGTTCACGAGGAGTGAACATGATATGCCGGTGTGGCGAAATTAGGTAGACGCGATGGATTCAAAATCCAACTACTAATTTTGCTAATTATAAAGAAAATATTGAAGTTTCACGAGGAAAAAGCCTACAATCCGTAGGCTTTTTTCTTTTAGGTCATTTTATAGAAAATATGCATAATAATGCAAAGAAATGCACAAAGTTTTCCACGTTGTTCCACGTTTCTTTCCACGTTTTAGAATTCTTCTGCAATACTCATATTTATATTATATACATCTGGTGCAACTTGCTGCATGGCTAATTGATCCTGGTTGAATCTTGCAAACATAAATTCTGATTCTGCATTTGCACCAGTGCTTGTATTATCGATACAAAAAATAAAAGGTCTATGTGGACCATCAGTCATATTCCATATATCAGATACAACTGAATCATCACTGAATTGATATACAGTAGTTTCACTTGGTAGTACATCACTTCCTTGTAATGAACTAAAATTCATATCATACATAATGCGACCACCATACACTGCTTGACCATATGTTCCTAAAGCAAACGGACTTTTGGATGTATCAGATGCTGTGCGACCTAAACTAGTAGCAACTGCAAATTTTTGTCCAGCAACCGATTCTTGCACTTTTACCTTATCATAATGAATTCTTCTGTTTAATTGTAAGTCAGGTGCGTGTGGCATATCATAATGCTCACCAATCATTATCCCACCTAATTTAAAATCTGTACTTCCATCCCATGCAGTATTACCTTCAAATTGGATTGCCCAAAAACGTAAATCCTGTTCATCAAATGTTAATAATGTAGTTCCATCAGATGCTGGTGTAACAGTTAAGGTTTTGTTTGAGTCGGATGCTGCTATTGTATCAGCGTTTACAATTTCAGTAGTAGTAATATTATTCCATTCTGCATCTGTATCTGGATTGGTAATATCAACATTTGCGCCATCTAATGCTGTTATATCACTAGATGAGCTTCCAGCAAATATTTTAAATCTTCCATCACAACTATTTAAATTATGATTTAAGATTGCAACATAAGTTTGATTATAAGAGCTTGTAGTAAAATGAACATTGAATAATACATGTCCATCAGTATCTGCACTAGTATCAAACGTAACTTGATTTAATGGACGTAAATCCAATACATCACTAACAGTATTACTAGTGGGTAAACCAATAAATCCATTAGATGCATTGGTTGCAGTTATGCTTCCTACTGATGCACCTCTAGCTCTGTGATAACCAATTAAATCAGTGTAAAATCTTGGAATGCGAATATTTTGATTAGCCATTAACCTACCTCTCTTGCTGTAATACTTA